AGATTATGTATAATAAACAAAAAGATTTAATAGATTATTTTATATTATCAAATAATTTTACTCCAGAGTTATTTGATAAGATGGTTGAAAATGTTGAGAATATTAATAAAGAGATAAAAGATATTAATATCTTTGAGAATGTTCGCATTAAGGATATTATTAAATTCAATCGTATTAAAGTTAAACATGATATAGAATTAAAGAAATTGGCAAATAAGAGAGAATTGGATTTTTTGAAATTAACAGTTGAATCAACTAAAAATAAATTTATATATGAAAATCAAAAAAATAATATTTCAGATTGTGAAAAAAATAATAATAATTCATGTTTTTAATTTGAATAAGCTAAACCTCCCATACCTGAAAGTATGCGTAAAACATTATAATTAACAGTGAATATATTAATAGTGCCACTAACACTTGAAGCTATATTTAATACAGCTGTATCAATACGAGACATATTTAGAGTTCCCGATGGTTGATGTTCCTCAGGTTTTATAGCGAATGAATAAGAATTAATACCATTATTAAATATATTTGGGGTATTCTCATGATGTTGATAAGGTTGAACAAGATTAAAATAATTTCCTCGGCGTTCAGCAAAACGATCATTTCCATTTAATTGTATCTTAGCCATTGTTACAGGGTTCTTAGATATGGCATATTGATTGTCACCGTTGCGATCAGTGAAATTATTCCAATAAGGTGCAGCTACAGCATTAGAAGTAGTTGAAGTAAAATCAGGTTTTATAACCCAGATTAATTCTTTACAAGGATGATTGAAATTCATGCGAATACTTTTCATTGCATTATTGAGAGATGATGTTATAGTATCAGAACCAGTAAATTGTAATTGTTCTATTAAATATTCATGAGATAATTGAGCGAAACGGCGACGTTCATCCGTATCAAGGAAGATATAATCAACCCATAAGGCAGCAGTATTTAATTTTAAGTTAGATGCTGAACCACCTAATAATTTATTAACTGCGTTTGTTTGTGGAGTAGTCATTACTGCATTTCTAGCATCTGATGCTCCTGCTATTGAAGCAAAAGCACGGTCAGAATAATTATTATTCTGATCAACCATTTTATCAAGAGATTCAAATTCAATATTTATTTTAACTTCATGATATTGAAGAGCAATTAAAGGAAGAGCTAATCCAACATTACGGCAAAACCAAAATTCTAAAGGTACATATAATGAATAAGATTGCTTAGCTTCTAATAATATAGAACGATTAAATTTATCACCACCAACCATTAATTTATAGCCATCACGTTTTCCAGCAGGAAGTGAGAGTTCATTCCATATATATAACCATTCAGAATAATGTTTATCTATTCGCTGACCTCCAATTTCAAGTTCAATAGTTTTTAATAATTTTAATCCAAAATAAGGAACTAATGCTACGCCGTTATTAAAAGAAGTAGCTGTTGTAGCTACTGTAGCATTATCATTAAGTAAAGTTCCTACGAAATAGATACGATTTATTAAATCACCATTGCGAGTTATTTGACATGTTACACGAGAACCAAATGCAGAAGTTCCGTTAAAAGTTTGTTCTATCGCTTCTAATGCGAAATTAGTATGTCGGCGATATGCAACTTTGAAAAAAGTTATTTGAGGATTACCAGTTAAATAAACATCCTGAGCACCATAAGCAACAAGTTGAAGAAGACCACCACCCATTTATGCTATATTCTTTATACTATAATAGGAGAAAAAAAAAGTATATATATTTAATTTGAATATGCTAAACCTCCCATACCTGAAAGAATACGAAGAACATTATAATTAACAGCGTATATATGTAATGTACTGTTTAATGGGTTATAATTAATTCCCGAACCATTACCTGTTGATTCTTCAAATTCTAAATTTAATACTGCTGTATCAATACGAGACATATTTAAAGTTCCTGATGGTTGATGTTCTTCAGGTTTGAGGGCAAATGAATAAACGTTAATACCAGCATTTGTTGGTATATTTTCGTGATGTTGATAAGGTTGAACTATATTAAAATATCGTCCAGGGCGCTGATAAAATCGGTCATTGCCATTTAATACTAATTTAGCTGTTTTAATAGGATTTGATGGTTCATTTATTGTTTTTAAATAATTATAATTAGTTTGAGATACTGCAGTATTAATAGCAGTCATACTAGTTAATGCAGTTGCAGTATTATCAGCTTTAGTTGTGAAATTAAACCAACTATTATTACTGTTAGTAGTATAATTATTTGCAGTAAACCATATTAATTCTTTACAGGGATGATTAAAATTTAATTTAGTTTTTTGTCCTAATATAGATGTTACTGCTTCTTCTCCTGTAAATTGTAATTGTTCAATTAAATATTCATGAGATAATTGGGCAAAACGACGGCGTTCATCAGTATCAAGAAAGATGTAATCAACCCATAATGAAGATGTGAAAGAACCTTGAGTAGTAGCACATTTAGCAGCAGTTTCAAAATTAATATTTATTTTTACTTCGTGATATTGTAGAGCAATTAAAGGTAAAGCTAAACCAATATTACGACAAAACCAGAATTCAAGAGGTATATATAAAGTTGTATTAACAGTAGCACCACCATAAGCACCAATCATTTCATTATATCCTGAACGTTTAGATATTGGTAAAGTTAATTCATTCCATACATATAACCAATAAGAATAATGTTTATCAATCTTTTGACCTCCAATTTCAATTTCAACATAATTAATTAAACGGAGACCATAATAATTAACAGCTCCAGAAACACCAGTTGGTTTAACTTGTAAATACATACGATTAATTAAATCTCCATTTCGTGATATTTGACATGTTACACGAGAACCATAAGTTGGATTTCCATTAAAAGTTTGTTCTATCGCTTCTAATGCGAAATTAGTATGTCGGCGATATGCAACTTTGAAAAAAGTTATTTGAGGATTACCAGTTAAATAAACATCCTGAGCACCATAAGCAACAAGTTGAAGAAGACCACCACCCATTTATGCTATATTCTTTATACTATAATAGGAGAAAAAAAAAGTATATATATTTAATTTGAATATGCTAAACCTCCCATACCTGAAAGAATACGGAGAACATTATAATTAACAGCGTATATATTTACACTACCTGAAACACCTGATAATACTTTAAGGTCTAAAACTGCTGTATCAATACGAGACATATTTAAAGTTCCAGATGGTTGATGTTCTTCAGGTTTGAGGGCAAATGAATAAACATTAATGCCGCGATTTCTTGGGATATTAGTATGATGTTGATATGGTTGAACAAGATTGAAATAAGACCCATCACGAACATTAAAACGATCATTGCCATTTAATTGTAATAGACATTCTTTACATGGATTTCTGAAATAAGTATTAATATTAGCAACATCAAATGGTATAATATTATCAATAATAGTATTATTAAGAATTGTTGTATCAATATTTGCAGCAGCTGAGTTAACTAAATTTGATGTTATTAAATAATCATTTACAGCAAATGTTATATCAGGTAATTTATATAAATTATATGCGTTTGCATTATCTGTGATTGCTGATGTATAAGTATAATTATACCATTGAGATACAGGATTATGTATTTTAGGAACCCATATTAATTCTTTGCATGGATGATTAAAATTTAGTTTAACACGAGAACCTGAAGAATTTAAAGTTTCAGTTCCTGTAAATTGTAATTGTTCTATTAAATATTCATGAGATAATTGAGCGAATTTGCGGCGTTCATCAGTATCTAAATAAATATAATCAACCCATAATTTAGGATTTTGTAATGAAATAGTAGTTCCTGTTTCATTAGTAGCACCATCTGCACCTGTTTTTGTGAAAGTACAATTAGCAAAAGTTTCAAAATCAATCTTAATTTTAACTTCATGATATTGAAGAGCAATTAATGGAAGAGATAGACCAATATTGCGACAAAACCAGAATTCAAGGGGTATATATAAATAAGTTGTAGCATCTCCATTAGTAGCATAAACAGCATTATTTAATGCATCACAATCGGCACCAACCATAGTATCCCAAGCAAATCGTTTTCCAATTGGTAGGGAAAGTTCATTCCAGATATATAACCAATCAGAATAATGTTTATCTATTTGTTGTCCTCCAATTTCAATAGAAACTTGTTTTAATAATCGTAATCCTAAATAATTAACATAAGAATTAGTACTAGCTAAATTTTTAACTCCTACTTCTAAATAGGAGCGATGGATTAAATCACCATTGCGAGAAATTTGGCAATAGACGGTATTTCCATAATTGGGATTACCGCTAAAAGTTTGTTCTATGGCTTCCATAGCAAAATTAGTATGTCGGCGATATACAACTTTGAAAAAAGTTATTTGAGGATTACCAGTTAAATAAACATCCTGAGCACCATAAGCAACAAGTTGAAGAAGACCACCACCCATTTATGCTATATTCTTTATACTATAATAGGAGAAAAAAATATATTGAATAAGAGATATAAAAGCATATTCGCAATTTTAATA